CATCACTCTGTAGATTCTCATGCCACTTAGCTATGTCTTTGTATTTTTCTAAGAAGGCTTTGTAATATCTTTTCTCATCATCATTACCTGACATGCCACCATACAAAGGTTTAAATGTATGTGCCTTTGCATCTTGTCTTGATACTCCAATAGTGTCGGCAGTAAACTGATGCACATCAATACCATCCTCTATGTCTTTCATTCCTTGTTTATCTTGTGCTAAGAATACAGCGGTTCTAAATTCTAACTGTGAAAAATCTATCTCCATGATCTGCCCACCTTTAAATCTAGACGTAATAACTTTACGAATAGGGAAAGTATTTCCTCGTGGTTGGTTTTGGAAGTTTGGATCACGGCTAGACAATCTCGCTGTAGCTGTGACACACTGCATAAACTTAGGATGTAGAATACTATCTGTATTCACATGATCTCTTATGCCATTTACAAATGTGTTCAAGTATGTATCAATAGCATTGTACCTAATAATTAGATCAACAAACTCTTTCATATCTCCCTTTGCACGCATAGATAATTTTCTCAGTGTGTCTCTGTCTGTCTTGAATCCACCTTCTGCAACTTCTGATACACCAATAGGAAACTGATTGAATCCTGCAGTCCTGTTTAGTTCTAGATATATTACACCCTGACCTCCACACTCGTGACACTTAGATAAGTTTTTGTATCGTTCTCCATTCACTTTGAACTTTCTAATTTGACCAGTGCCATTACAGTGTAGGCACTTTGTGGCTGATGTTTTTTTTATGACCTCTGTGTTTGCCACAACCATATCTCTGAATCTAGACTTTGAAAGTGTGGGTCTGCGTTTCTTTTTCTTGGTAAATTTATCTATACCTATGTTGAACATATCTGCCCACTTCTTTTTGTCTGTGACTTTCCTAGAATATATCAGCCAAGATAGTTGTTCTGTACTGGCAGGATTGATAGGTGTGTCGCCCATCTTGTCTTCAATAATTTTTTTTATCTGTTGTGCAAGTCTACCAAACTCTTCCTTAAACTCTAACTCAACATTATTCAGTGCATCTAGGTCAATATGTATGCCATTTATTTCCATATCTGCAAGCACAGGTAGAAACTCGTTCATCATTTTGGCAGATTTAAGTAAGGATTTGTTACCTTCTTTCTTAAAGTCTGCCATCTGGGCATCAAACAAAGCTCTGGTAGATACAACATCTTGCCTACCATACTCTTCAATAATATTGACTGGTATATCTTCAAAAGATATCTTACGTTTCATATAGTCATCAACTGCATCTGACTTCTGTGATATGCTTCTGCGTTTACATATGTCCTTCAAAGATAGAGGCTTTCTAATACCACGCAGTAAAATATACTCACCTATCATTGTATCATACAGTCTGCCATTGTATTTAAATCCTGACTCCAACAGCCAAACTAAATCAAACTTAATGTTGTGACCAACAAGTAGTGTAGTCTTGTCTAGTATATCTTGAACTGCCTTGTGATTAGATTGTATATCAAAGTTCTCGTGATTGTGATTAAAAAAATAATATTCATCATTGACACCAATGCTAACCAAACAGTTGTTTGGATTAAATGGTAGTGGATCTACTTTGCCATCTACAATCTGAAAGCTGGTCTCTGCATCTAAAACTGTAATCATACTCTGTACCTCGATAGTTGTGGTTCTATATTACAGGTTATCTCTCCGTGATATCCTGATATCTTATTTTTACTTATACACATAACCCGAGTTGTGTCAAGTGAGTCTAGTGTACCATGCTTTCCTATACCTATAATTAAATCTGCTTCTGCAGCTTTACCTGTCTTTGAGTTCTCCATCATATCAAAAGATATTCTAGTCTTACCGTGTGCATCTGCAGATGCTTGTGATATTGCAATGACACAACACTCATGCCTCTTTGCTATCTCTCTTGCTCCTGTATACACAGCTCTTAACTTCTCGTCAGTCCTTGTAAAGTTGCCAGTCATACCAACCTTATCTAACTGATCAATAATAAGGATGTCTGGCTTGTTGCTACTGCAAAAACTGTCAACGTCATCAATAGTCCAATCAACAGTATCCATAAGTTTAACATTATCTTTTATCTCCTTCCATTTTTCTTTTGCTAAATCCATATTGTCTATGATCTCATCACGAGTCATGCCTGTGTGTGCATTTATAACTCTCATCTGTGTTCTTACTGCAGGTTCCTCGTTTATCAACGCACAAACTTTTGCTCCTTGTGATGCAAACCCTTGAAGTCCTCCAACAAGATTAACCCAGAATGCAGTCTTACCTGACTCTGGTCTTGCAAATACAATCACTAAATTACCTGGACCAACTCCTGGCACTTGTTCGTGTAGACTTGGTAAGTTAAACTCAAACTTAGTTTGTATGTCCAAAGACTCTATCAACTCAGGTATGTCCTCTGTGACTGACTCATGCTCATCTGCATCCTCTTCTGTGTTGTCTAGTAACTGTTTGATTTCATTAAATGATTTGTCCTGACCATTAAATATATCTGTGGCTATCACTGCAACCTTATGTGCCAAGTTTCGTTTGTGTACCGCTTCTATGATATCAGATGCAACAGCCTCGTTTGGTTCTGTTTCTTTTTTTATTTCTTGTACTAAAGTTTCAAAGTTTAATTTTGCAGCTCGTGTAAGTGCAGGGTTATATTTCTCTGTGTGTAAATCTATCAGCTCATCTATTGTGAGATCGTGTTCGTAATCTTTGTGTGCCTTTTCTATTGTTGTAAAAAAATTACCAAGACCATTACTGAATGTTGTCTTTGTAACTTTACCTTTGTTCTTTTCATAAAAAGGTTTCTTAAGTAATAATTTTATTAGCTGTCGTTCTTGCATAGTATCTCTCTTATCTCATCTGGTTTAAAATATTTTAGATCATCTTCTAACATGACCACTCTTGTCTTTGACCTATACCCTAATTCTCTTGCTATGTCAAATGCTTTTGATGTTGCGTCTCTGTCTAGTGCAACAATAATATTATCAAACTTATTTTGTAATAGTGATATATAATCTGTTGGTAAACTTGTACCCATCAAGGCGACACCTGCATAGTCTTCTGATACTGCACAAGCTGATGCACAGTCCTCTACAACTACAGCGGTGTCGCCACTACCACATATGAAAGGATAATTTTTACTACCATACACATACCATTTTGGTAATGCAACAGAACTCAAGGCTCTGCCTACACCACCAACAATTTTATCCTTGTCATTGTGTATCATAAACACAACACGATCTCTTGCAGGATCATACCTGACATCTGCTTTTGCTCTTGTAAATGCAGACATACAGTTGTTGCGTTCTAAATAATTTATACATCTTTCGTTTGTGTGTGCTGATATAAAGTTTGTGGGTATCACAAAGTTTGCGTCTGTGTCTTTGTTCTTGTGATAAATATAATGCTCTATATCGTGCATAGTTTTCTCTGTGTAGAATGCACCTTTGGCATCACAAGATGCAGAGAAACAATACCATAATACTTTTGAATCTTCTTTACTGATTGAGAATGTATTATTACGCATACAAAAAGGGCAGTCCATTCTCATAGACTGCCCCTCATCTAAACTTAAATCTTTAATAACTTCTATCTGGTCTGTGTAATTCATGCGAGTTCTATAACATATTTTTTTTATTGTGTCAAGATAAATGGGAGCAGGAACGACCAACCTGCTCCCTGACACGAACACTACCACTATAGCTAGCTTTGGGTTTTACCATTCGTTCGTATCAAACTTGTATTGGGTACATATCATAGGATATAGTTTCTATTACATCCCAAGATATACCCAGATTAGCATCATGTCCATCTTTAACTTTGCGTAGCACTTTTCTACATTGCTCGTCTGTCAGCTCTGGTCTTATCTCTCTGATATCTTGAGTAGTCCAGCACACAAATATTGTATCTTCTGTATCGTGCTTTGTCCAATCAGTGCTATTTGGTTTGGTCATTCTGCTATGTTCTCAGCTGGTGTCAGCTTTAGTTGATTGCCTTTATATTGTAGTTCAACAGTATAAAGTTGCCCATTGAACTTAATCCAGTCAAGAGTCTTGAGATTGATATTACGATATTGTTTCTTTATCGTATCAAATACAATCATAAACTCTTCTTTCTTTGTCGTTCTCTCTCCACCTCTCAGATGTTTCTTCACACCAAGCATACAATTGATAACTCTATCCGAGCCATCTTTCTTTGTAAACTTTGCTGAGAATATTTTAGAGCCTACAAGTTTATGTAGTTCGTCTGAGAATGTTTGTCGTTTTAGTCTTTGCATTTCTGCCTCCTTTGTTGTTGATTGGAGAGAGAGGCTTGTAGGTAACAACCATTCCCACCTCTCTCATAAAGCGATAAAGAACCTGCATCGGATAGCCTTGCGTGCTTATTCCTTAGTCTAGACCTAGGCAACTGAGGCTCTTTATCTATCTATCTGCCGATAGAATATTTATACACTAACATGATTCGTTTAGTGTGTCAAGAACTTTACTGGTTTATTCATAGTCCAACACAATGCACAGTCAGCACAACTTTTAGCCTTGCCTGTCTGTTCAGGACAAGCCACACCCTTTGTTGTAATCTCCTCAGAGTTTGCAGACAGAGCATCTTCGGGCAGGTCTGAGAACCTAACTGCAAACCTGCCCCACTCTTCTCCTCTAAGGCGACCGATTGCGTCACCTATATCTGTACCTGGATGCCAATGAGTATAACCCCATATGGCAAGTCCAGGAAATTTCTTCAGGCACATAGCCCAGAACTCTACATAATCTACAGAATAGAAATCACCTAGCACATGCAACCTTACAAGAAACTGTTTGTGTTTCTTTTGTATAGCGGTAAGGTCTGCGTATATCTTCTTGGTCAGTCCTTGTCCTGCAGTTAGTCTGTGTGCGAATGGCATATTGTTTCCATAGCAGTCCTCCCAATGTCCACAACTACGAGGACAAGTAGCCCTCTCTTCTAGTGTCAATGTGTATATAGGTCTGCCTTTGTGTTTACCTTTAGTCACAGTCTTGCCGAGCTTCTTG